GGTTCGCCGAAAACATTTCCAAAAATATCTGGAAGGTTATCAACGTGCCTTGACTTCAAGAGACGCAGAAAAGTATGTGGATGGTGAAGATGAAGTCATTGACTTTGAAACCATTATCAACGAAGTGGCCTTGCTACGCAATCGTTGGCTGGGTATCATGAAAGGTCTAGATACCAAACAGTGGCAGATGGGTCACGTGGTTCGTTTAAGAACAGCAGGCATGGAGGACATACAGGTATGAAATTCATTCATCCCTATGACAGTCATAATCACAGTTTGTTGACCTTGAATCAACTTTATGAATATGATGATTTTATGGCCAGTATCAAGACCTTAGTAGATCTGGGCTGCGGAACTGGAGAAGATCTAGCATGGTGGGCAACCAGAACCACTCGTGATGACAGTCCAGAACCATTGAATATCAACTGCGTGGGTGTAGATATTTTAAAACAACTACCCATGGCACAACATCATCACAATGTGACGTATCAACCAACTGACTTTGAAGCAAAAATTCACCCGCCCAAAGGTGGGTTTGACGTGTTATGGTGTCACGATGCTTTTCAATTTTGTATCAATCCCTTACAAACCCTGAGTGATTGGTATCATATTGCCAGCGAGGGTGCTATGTTAGTCATTATAGTTCCGCAGACCATACAACTCAAGCGACAACAGTTTGCTTATCATTTACCAAATGGCTGTTATTATCATCATACCATGGTTAGTTTGATGCAGATGTTGGCCACAGCCGGATGGGATTGCCGCAGTGGATTTTTCCAACAATTACCGGAAGATCCGTGGATTCGTGCTGTGGTTTACAAAAGCAAACACGAACCATTGGATCCCAAAACTGCAACATGGTACAGACTATCTGAACTAGAACTTTTGCCCGAATCAGCAGACCGTAGCATACACGCCCATAATTATCTGAGACAACAGGACCTTATAGTTCCGTGGATCGACAAAAGCATAATGTCGATGGCTCATCAATAATCTCAAATCTAAAATAAACGGCATATAAATACCCCTATGCAAAACATAGTGGTGGTAAGTGGTGGATTTGACCCTGTACATTCCGGACATATCAAACTTATAAAAGCGGCACGGGCTCTGGGCGACATGTTGATCGTAGGCATCAACAGCGACGAGTGGTTGGCCCGCAAAAAAGGTCGGGCATTTATGCCCTGGCAAGAACGCTTGGCAGTGCTGAACAATCTCCGGCCCGTGGATGAAGTTTATACCTTTGATGATGGGGATGGCACAGCCTGCCATTTGTTACAGCAAGTACAGGCACACTATCCTGATGCCAGGATCATATTTGCCAACGGTGGTGACCGTACACAGGACAACATTCCCGAAATGACTGTGCCGGGCATAGAGTTTGTGTTTGGTGTGGGCGGATTTGACAAAGCCAACTCCAGTTCATGGATATTGGAGGAGTGGAAAGCTCCTAGGACTGAACGTGCCTGGGGCCACTATCGTGTGCTACACGAAGTGCCGGGTATCAAAGTCAAAGAACTCACACTGAATCCAGGACAAAGCATCAGCATGCAATATCACGACCATAGAAACGAATTTTGGATGGTCAGTGAAGGACGTGGTCATGTATATACCATGAAACTTTCAAACGATCCTGTGTTTGTAGACGAGCTTAAACCACACGAACACTTTTGGGTAGATCAAGGACAATGGCATCAGTTGCGTAATACCACAGATCAACCTTTAAAGATTGTAGAAATACAATATGGCGATCGTTGCGACGAAGAAGATATTACCAGATTATGACAGACATCATTCCTATCTTTGTAGGCTACGATCCCAGAGAAGCCATTGCTTATCATACCTGTGTGAATTCAATCATACGGCATGCTACCCGTCCACTGGCCATACATCCAGTGGCACTAAACTTGTTTAAAGATTACACAGAAACGCATACCGATGGATCAAACCATTTTATCTACACTAGATTCTTAGTGCCGCATCTCATGGGGTGGAAAGGTTATGCAATATTCATCGACGGAGACATGATTGTTCGAGGGGACATTGCTGAACTTTGGGATTTAAGAGATCCCTACAAAGATGTACAGGTAGTCAAGCATGACTACAAAACAAAGATGACGAAAAAATATCTAGGAGCAAAAAATGAAGACTATCCTCGAAAAAATTGGAGTAGTGTTATTTTGTGGAATTGTAGTAGCTTTCCCAACCGGAAACTTACTCCCGAGTTTGTTCAACATGCAACCGGCGCTGAACTACACAGGTTCTCGTGGTTAGACAATGATCGTATTGGAGAACTGCCTCCAGAGTGGAACTGGCTAGATGTCGAATACGAACAAAATCCTAATGCCAAACTAGTTCATTACACATTGGGTACGCCATGCTTTCATGAGTTTGCTACACAGGGCAACTTTGCCGATGAGTGGCATCGTGAACGTGTTCTCACAGAGTACTGTCAACAACACAATATCTAACTGCGTATAGGAAATTAAATGCTAGTTAAAATCTTTTTAGAAACTGCTGGAAACTTTGAAGAAAGAGAAATCCTAATAAAGTTTTACAATGGCGTCGTTAAGTACGCTGATACAAATACTCAAGTTGAGTTAGAACTGTATAATTCATATAGTCCATGTGATGTGGGTGTTATCCTAGGCAGCTGGAAACCTAGAGACAAAAATCATCACAATGTACGCAATGATGTAGTTGAAAATGCGCCCAACTTTGTTGTGATTGAAACGCCGTTGCTGAATCGTGTAGTAAATCAAAAAAACAAACAACATAGAATTGGCATCAATGGGTTTTTAAATCAAAGTGGTGTGTTCAATCACGGCAATCACAACAACACTAGAATCAAAAAGCTAGGTATTGAATGGACAGGATGGAAACACAATCCTGACGGGCACATTCTTCTCATGCTACAGTTGCCTGGAGATGCCAGTTTACGAGGCATTAACATGTACGAATGGGCCAATTACGCCATTGGAAAAATTAGATCAGTGACCGATCGCCCTATTATAATTAGAACTCACCCGGCTCACAGTATCAAAGATTCAGATGAATTTCACAATCTTGTATCATCTGTTACGTTGTCTGGCAGCTTGGATATAACATTTAGTCTAGGCAGACACCAATCTTTTGCTGACAATATCGCCGGAGCATATTGTTCCGTGGCCTACTCCAGTGGCAGTAGTGTTGACAGTGTGTTGCATGGCGTTCCCACTGTGGCTGCTGATCCTGGTAACTTTACTTGGGATATATCAACTAATTATCTTGAAGATATTGAAAAAATTAAACTGGCCACAGACGATGATATCAATCAGTGGTTGAATAATTTAAGTTATAGTCAGTGGTCGCCCGAAGAAATGCACAACGGAACAGCGTGGAAGCATCTGTCGTTGTTGCTAAAAAAAGACAACGGTAATTGACTTTGAGAGTGGCTGTCTATCATCGCAGTGTTCCAAATGCAAAAAATCAAGAAAAGATTGATGTATTGCAATATTTTGCCCAAGGAGTTCAGCATACCGGGGATCAACTAATCAATGTTGAAGATTATAGTTACCAAACATCGCAAGTGGGAGTTATACAAGGGTGGATTGGGCCAGCAAAAATCACCAGCCAACATCAACAGTTACGCAACACAGTCATAACCAATCAGATACAGTCTAAACAATATGTTGTGGCCATTGACAGCAATTTGTTTTTATATGCTACACCCGGAAATCCTGATCATTATCTACGATACAGTTTCAATGGAGTATTTCCTACCACCGGGATCTACTGTGATACTGCGGTAGACCCCGCTAGATGGCAAAAAATAAGTTCAAAATTAAATATCAACTTAAAAGATTATCGAACACAAGGCAATCATATATTGCTATGTCTACAACGCAACGGCGGATGGAGCATGGGCGGTTACGATATTTTACAATGGGCAGCCAACGTTATACTAGAATTGCGAACCCACACTGATCGACCCATTGTTATTCGGCCACACCCTGGAGATAAATCTGCTCGAGCACATATTGGAGATTTCAACGCCAATGGATCGTTAAAAGATGTTGCACTAAGTCCACCGGGTACTAGTTTGATTGATGATCTTAAAAATTGCTGGGCAGTGGTCAATCACAATTCTAGTCCTGTGGTTGGGGCTGCAATTGAAGGATACCCTATATTTGTTACTGATCATGCAAAAAGTCAGTGCAGAGAGATTGCCAACACTGATTTGTCAACAATTGAAATGCCAACATTGTTTGATCGGAAGTCATGGGTTGAACGTATCTCAATGTTTCATTGGAATTTTGATGAATTACGTTCAGGTGAGTGCTGGCAACACATGCGAAGATATATAACATAATGCAACAACTACAAGTATTGACCAAAGAATATCATGACCATCCGTGGATACCCGGGTGGCATTCTAAGGTTGACAGCATTGAGTTTTTCAATAAGTGGCAAGCCGTGTCTGACCAACGGGTAGTAGTTTGCGGTGCAGATGTATCTCAACTTCATGTCAGACACTGGCTAAATCAACAACAACCAGCATTGTACATTGGTCGAGGATATGTGGGTAACCATACTTCAAAACAGCGTCGTCTTTGGAGAGTAAGTGTCAATGGGTGGGCAAACACGAAACTAATGCCGGTACCGCACAGTAGATGGGATAAAATGCTGTTGCCTAGACATCCATGGAAAGTTAAAGAAGTTCAAAAAGTATTGATTGCCCCAAGCAAAATGGTCAGCAACATCTGGAGTCAAATTGGAAGACGTAGTTGGGCCGAAAGCATGCTGGATAAATTCTCCGGGGCAGATGTTAAAATAAGATACAAAGACAATACTCCTGGACTACGATGGGCTACACTGTGGGATGATCTAGATTGGGCCGATTTGGTAGTGACACAGAGTTCAGCAATTACTTGTGAAGCACTATGGTACGGTAAAAAAGTTATCAGTATACAACCTTGCCCCACTTGGGCAGCCGAACAAACTAAGTTAGAAGATTGGCAAAATCCCACAGAACCCGAATTTCGAGATGAGTGGCACGAACACTTGGCCTGGAGTCAGTTTACTGTGGATGAATGGGCGTCGGGCGAAGCACTGAGTTTGATTGAACAGTACATGGGGCCTGTACTGGATTATAATCCCCAACACCGTTACAATTTACCAATTAGTCTTAGTAATTCTTGAGTTCAAGCAACATGGTATCGTAATCGGGGATACCAAAGTCGATTTCTCCACGAGTATCAACCAACACTTTGTTCACGGTCTTGGGACCTTGTGTCTGCACAATGTGTTTACCTAGTGCATACACTTCGTTAATCTTGCACAGCAAATCATACTTGTTGATTTGAACATTGTTGTTGACCAAATGATACACTCCTGTGATCACAGGATTGTTGATATATCGATCAATACATTTGGCCAACTGCAATGTAGTAATACCATTCCACCAGGCATTGTTCCATCCTGGCAATTCATCATCTTTGTTTGTTAGTACCCAGTTAAGTAATCCGGTTCCGTTTTTTAATTCTGGACCAATGATACTCATTCTAAATGTAATGTCTTTGTCGTTGTTGATTTCACCAAAACTTTTACTGCGTCCATAGGCATTGACTTCGGTAT